TCTCGGGGGTACTGCTTGAGCAAGGAGCCCCCCTTGCAAATGGCACCTTCGTGGGCGTCTCCGATATCGACTCGGCAGTCTCGGCGATCGCCGCAACGAAAGGGTTCGTCATCACGTCGCCGGTGGCCAACATCCCGAACAAACTTGGACAGATGCCCACCTTAGGCACCATCACCTGGGCTCAATAACCATGTCGAAACCATCATTTACCAGCGGAGACTTCACGTCTGCGCTGCTGGGGCTATTGCCCCGCGGGAGGGTGTTGCCGAAAGAGTTGAGCAGTATTCAGGCCCAGGCCATGTCCTGTTATGCGCCGACGTTCCAGAGGATCAGCGACTCGGCGCTCAACCTGCTCGAGGACATGTTTCCGGCGTCGACGGTGAATTTTCTTGACGAGTGGGAGGCAACTCTTGGCCTGCCCGATCCTTGCTCTGGTCCATCACCGACGTTTCAAGGACGCCGACAGCAGGTTGTGGCCCGTCTCTCAAATTCTGGTGGCCAGTCCATCCAGTTTTTCACGGCTTATGCCCTGGGCCTCGGCTACACGATCACGGTGAAGCAGTTCGCGCCATTCCGCTGCGGGCAAAGCACCTGCGGCCAGCAACTCGGCGGGCCTGACTGGTTCTTTACCTGGGCTATCCATACCAAGGTCAACACCGTCAATTACTTCCGGGTAGGTCAGGCCGCAGTAGGAGAGCCGCTCTCGTCCTGGGGAAATGCGGTGTTGGAGTGCGAGCTCACTGAGGTGAAGCCATCACACACCGTTCTTCAATTTCATTATTCGTGAGGTCATAAATGTATCAGATCGACAACTCAACGGCGGCGCAGGCCATTCCGGCAAGCACTGCTGCTGGTAGCAAAGGGTATTTTACAGACGGCAACCCAGCAACCGGGACCCCGGCTACGATACTACCTGCTGAATTTATGAACATGTTGATGATGGAGAATCTCAACGTCCTCACTGCAGGCGGAGTTACTCCCGATAAATCAAAGTACAATCAGTTGTCGTTGGCTATATCAAATATTATTTCTTCGGGTATAGATACAAAAGTATCTGGGGACTTCATAACTGCCGTGGGTTTTGTTTCTGATGATCCGACAAAACCATATATGCGCAGAAAAACCGACAATACTATCTATCGCCTTCAGCCTGCGGTAGGAGTGGCTAGCGAGTCAGTAACGGGACTGATCAGTGTCGCGAGCCAGCCAGAGGTAACTACTGGAGTTGATGACACTAAGGCAGTGACCTCCAAGAAACTTGCACAAAAGCTGTCTGGATATCTTTTGGGGGATGCTGCGACTGTTGCAGGGTTTGTATCGGGGTCAAAGACCGCTCCATATATTCTGCATACCGACGCGACAGTCATACGGCTTGCAATTCCCGCCACAACTCTGTCGGGTTATGGGATTTCCGACGCTTACACAAAGTCGCAGGTTGACACGTCTTTATCTTCAAAGGCAAATAGTGCTACAACTCTGGGCGGCTATGGGATTTTAGATGCTTATACGAAGAGCCAGATTGATACTGGGTTGGCGTCAAAGCCAAACGCAGATGCCATCACGGATATCGGGTTCGTGTCTAATGATCCTGCACTTCCCTACATGCGACGAACATCTGATGGTGCGATCTACCGCCTGCAAAGAGCTCTCGGTGCTGCAACGGAAGCAGCGGCAGGATTTATAGCTATTGCGTCTCAAGCTTTAACGAATGCTCGGGCAGATGACACCACGGCGATTACCCCTAAAAAAATGGGGTTCGGATTTGCGGCGTTGTTTGCTGCAAACGGTTACTTGACGTTTCCCGTTTGGCTTGGCGGATTTATTATCCAGTGGGGTACGGTGAATGTTAGTGATGACCAAATTGTCGATATAACATTGCCCATTTCATTCCCGAATAGCTTTTTTGGCGCATATGCAACAGTGCAGTCGGGCACAGCAATCACTGGAGCTAACGCAGCAAGTGCAGCTGCATTCAAAAAGAGTTTATCTGTAGTTTCCATTGGCTATGCAGATACGGGCAGCCCCCCAGTCAGGGGTGTTGATTTCTTATGTATTGGACGTTGAAAGTATGATTTTCTATAGTGAAAGTACAGCTGGATTCCATGAAGATGGCCAGAGTAAAAAAATCCCAGGTGATGCGGTAGAAATTACACCTAACGAAAGATTGTCTTTGTTGGAAGGTCAATCCGCCGGCAAAGCTATAGGCGTCGGGGAAGATGGTCGTCCGACGCTTGTTGATCGTCCCGGTCCTTCTCCAGAATTGATTTTAGGGCGCGCTCAAGCGCTGCTTGGCCGAAAGGTTGATGAGGCAAATGCTCAGGTGCTGTCCCTGTCTGGGCGTATAGATACGCTTAAATTTGCAATCACTGATAGCGAAGATGCTGCGACAAAGGAAGAAATCGCCGAGTTGCCTGTACGAGAGCAACAGCTTGCAGCGTGGCGTCGGTACTGCGTTGTATTGGGGCGTGTGCCCACTTTGGCGGGGTGGCCTGACACACCAACTTGGCCAGACCTACCTGAGTAATCATAGATCTTGATCATGCCGCCGCTGAGCGGTTTTTTTTCGCCTGGAGAAAAGCCATGCCGATTACCGAGCAGCAGTTGCTGCAGATCCTCTCGAACGCCGGCCGCCAAGCCGGCGTTTTTGTTCCTGCCCTGAACTCGGCCATGAACCGTTACGGCATCGTCGGCACACCGCGCGCCGCCGCATTCATCGCCCAGGTCGGGCACGAGTCTGGCCAGTTGCGTTTGGTGCGAGAGATTTGGGGGCCGACGGCGCAGCAGGACGGCTATGAAGGGCGCGCCGACCTGGGTAACACCGTGAAGGGTGACGGCTCCAAGTACCGTGGCCGGGGCCTGATCCAGATCACTGGCCGAGCCAACTACGCCGCGTGCGGCGATGCCCTGGGCCTGGATCTGCTCAGTAAGCCAGAGCTGCTCGAGCTGCCGCAGCACGCCGCTATGTCGGCGGCTTGGTTCTGGTCTACGAAAGGCCTGAACACGCTGGCGGACCAGGGCGATTTAGTGAGGATCACCCGTCGCATCAATGGTGGGCTCACTGGTCAGGCCGACCGCCAGTCTCTGTACGACAAGGCGCTGAAGGTGCTGGCATGAGCTCGATCTGGCTGAAGATCCTTCCTTATATAGCCGCGCTGATGCTGGTGGCTGGCGCTCTGTTCGGCGCCTATCACCACGGTGAGACGGTCACCAATGACGAGTGGCAGGCCAAGTGGAGCGAGCGGGATGCTCGTGATGAAGCCGCCCAGGCCACCAACGAGGCCGCCGAGCGCACCAAAGAACAATCCCGCCAACAGGCGATCAACAAGGTAGTCCAGAATGGCCAAGCTCTTATCGATACCGCTGCCGCTGCTGTCACTGCTGCTAACCGTGAGTCTGACAGGCTGCGCAGCGCAGCAGATGGCCTTGCCAGTCGCATCTCAGCCGGTCAAGCCGGCGGTAATTCCTGCACTGCCGCCGCAAGCGCGGCAGCTACCCATGCCGTCATGGTGCTTGCCGACGTGCTCAAGCGCGCTGACCAGCGAGCGGGCGACCTGGCAGGATTTGCTGACCAAAGCCACGGTCGGGGAGTGACCTGCGAGCAGGCGTATGACGGGCTTGGAAAATAGCGATTTTCTTAAAGTCCTATAGACAGTAGAGGCAGGTGTCTCTAACCCATGTAACATAGAGACACAGATCTTAGTACTCACAGAAAGGTATTTAGTGGAAATCATCAGCATATCCGCCGCGCTGCTGGTCGTCTTGGTTGCAGTGATATCAACTGGGCTAATCTCAAAGACCTTGGTTCCGCCAGCAGCGCATGGCAGGTTTTTCACTATCGATGGGCTACGCGGATATCTTGCGGTATTCGTTTTTTTGCATCACTCCTATATTTGGTATCAGTACCTCAGGAGTGGAGTATGGTCAGTCCCTGAATCTAGGCTTTTTGTTCATTTTGGGCAGGGCGGAGTTGCGCTTTTCTTCATGATTACTGGGTTTCTATTTTTTTCTAAAATTTTAGATTCTAAAGATAGTGGAATTGATTGGTTGCGGCTTTATGTGTCGCGCGTATTACGACTAACACCGCTGTATGTGTTTTCAATGCTTATTATGCTTTCCATTGTTTTTGTCGTAAGTAATGGCCAGTTTTTGGAGCCTATTTCAAAAGTCTCCATTGAGGCCTTACAATGGCTGACATTTACGATATTTGGAAATCCGGACGTTAACGGTCTAAAAAAGACTTTGCTAATAACCGCTGGCGTATCTTGGTCTCTGCCTTATGAGTGGTTTTTCTATATGGCCTTACCTGTACTGGCGGTTCTAGTAGGCGTGAAAGTACCCAAGCTATACATGATAATTAGCTTGCTCGCGATCATTGCGTTTGGTCTGTATTACCTCAGCGAAGAATATCAATGGCTATTCCTAGGAGGAATGGTAGCGGCAGTGTTGGTAAGATTTGATAGGTTTACGTCATTCGCGAAGCGAAAAGTTTCAACATTTATAGTGATTATTTTGCTTGCTTATATTGTTGCGCGTTATCCGTATCTATATACAAAAACTAAACCTACTTACATGCTGATTTTGGTTTTCTGCTTGATTGCTGGCGGTAATTCAATTTTTGGACTTCTTTCAAATAGGCTATCTAGGTCTCTTGGCGAGATGGCCTATAGCATTTATTTGCTTCACGGTATTTTATTGTATGTGGTATTTAAGTTTGTTATAGGGTTCTCTGCAGCAGGCAAATTAACATCAGTAGAACATTGGTTAATAATTGTTCTGCTAACGCCAATCTTGATTGTCATCTGCGGATTAACCTTCAGATTTATAGAAAAGCCTTCGATGCGGCATACCAGCCGCATAACGGCCAAGCTAAGATCTGTATTTCCACCTCGAGAACTCTCCACAGAGCGTTGACCAGGACCCGATCAACTAATTGTCGCCATCACCGACGACGGCGACAACGCAGTGATCGCGCTGCGGGCGTGCCAGGCATGTGTCAGGACGATCGCGCCTGATTCCGCTCCATCAGCAACCGCTGGGTCTCCCTAAACAGGTGGTCGCGCTGTTCGACCACGGCCATCAGACCGTTTATGCGACGGCCCATTTCTGAGGTTTCTTGATTGAGCCTGCCCGCGTCAGCAAGAGCCTTTTTAAGCGCGGTCTCGGCAATGGCTTTCCCGGTGGCAAGCTCGTCGTTCATTTGCACCAGGCCCCGGACATTATCCCGGGCCTTGCGCAGTTGTAGATGAAGCGCGGCGATCTCGTCTTCGAGCAACGCCGCTTGATGTTTGTACATTTCCAGGGGCGATGGGAGGCTAAGCCACTCGCAGGTTTCTTCATCAATGTGCATGGTGGGTAAATCCGAATGCTGTATGCATATACAGTAATCGAGATTTGTCCAGGCTGAGGTTACGAGGCGACGAGCTGCTGGTGTTCCCGACGATCAGTCAGGGAGCGTTGAGAACGGCCAAGGTTAGCTTGATGAACTCTTCGTTGCGGTCGATGGTGTCCAATGCACCGCGAACGTTGTCGGCGATTTCGGTGCCGCCTTGCTGCTCAACCCAGTTTGTCAGCTCCATGATGGCCGCTTCAAGGGCGAGTTGGTTTTCGTTGATTTTGGACAGTAGGGAAGGGAGCAGGTCAGAGTTCGGCATCGGTGTTCCTCTTTGGAGTGAACAGCGTAGCAGTTGGGTTGCTTGGTGGTGGATTGTGGTCGGCCGGCAGAGTTTCGTATTTACTGAGCTCGATGCTTTGGAAAACCAAGGAAGACCCGAAATCAATACTGGGGGCAGTTAACGGTCAGCCCGGCGCAGCGAGCGGCCATGGTTAATGGGTACCGGGCTGGCCGGCCGGACACTAGGTCGCGACCGTGAAACTCTAGTTTGAGATTCAGACCAGTGCTGGCTGAGGCGATGGAAGGGCTGATACTAGGTTGCTTGTTAGCAGTGACTTTGACGATTCAGGGGAAAACTGTCAGCTTGTTCAAGCACCTTATGAGGATATCTTGAGGCAAAGGCAATGGATCAAGATCGCGTCCATAGAGATACCCTGTACTCCGAGGTATGGGCTACGCCTATGGCTTCCCTTGCTCCAAAATACGGTGTTTCTGCAGTGTTCCTATCGCGTGTTTGTGCCCGCCTAAACATACCTTGTCCACCGCGAGGTTATTGGGCAAAGAAGCATTCGGGGCATAGCCCAGAGACTCCTCCCCTGCCCGCGCCCACGGTCGGCATTCCTACCGAATGGAGAAGGGGAGATCAATTACCCCGCATAGCTGGACCTGAACCGGCTATGCCTAAGCCGAAGAAGGCCGGATCCCACAGCTTAGTATTGATGGGGGTGCTGGGCTCATTCACCAAAGGGCGAGTCGCCGGGGACGGCTATCTCAAGCCAGTGAAACGAAATCTTCCTGACCTTGTGGTTACAGAACCCTCTCTCAGTAGGGCTACGTCAGTTCTGCAGAAATTGGCTAACCGCTTTCGTGATGTCAACTGTCGAATTTCAGTTGCGTGTAGTGAGGGCGGGTATACACGCAAGGTGCTAGGAGATGAGGAAGGCCGGTTGAAAAGGTCGGTATTTGAAACAAATCTCTGGTCACCGGGTAGACCGACATTGGTCTTCATTCAAGAGGTAGCTATCGGGCTGAGTATCTATGAACAAACGGTAGAAATGGAGATGGTGTACCTCGATGGGCAGTATGTGCCGGTCAAGGAGGCTAAAAAAATTAAGCCTGGGCTTTGGGATCGAAAGACGAAGACATTTTACCGTCGGAGCACTCAGCGTGTTGCCTCCAAACGTCTGTGCTTGAGGGCTTATAGTCCATATTTTCGCGTGAATTGGGAATATACCTGGACCGAGGGCAAAGGAAGCCTGGTTAAACAGTTTGACGACATCGTTGCGTATTTGTTGGACCGGGCGGTGACCTTAACGCTCGAGGTGGAAGAGGCTGATCGACAAGCGGATGAAGAACGAAAGCGATGGGAGGCTGAGCGCGCAATTGCGATCTCGCGACACGAACGATCTCTTATTATTCAGGCTCGAGAAGATTCTCTAAAAAATCTGCTGAGAATTATTGAAACATGGGGCCATGACAGGAAAATTCAGGAATTCTTCGACGAGATTGCTGCCAGGTCAGTCAGCCTGAATAGCGAAGATCGATCGCAGCTTCTAGCAAAGATCCACGAGGCAAAAAATTTGCTTGCTTGCGCTGACAGTGTTGATGCACTGATGTCATGGGTGACGCCACCACAAAAGCCGGCGGAGTAGGTTCTCCGTATTCAGCTTCTCGCAGTCCCTGACAGATCGCAGGAATATCCGGGGCATCTGACATCTGATAGCGTCGGAGCCTCAACCTAACTAGGCGGGGATATGGGATGTCGATGAAAGTAACTGCACCACTTGTTAATGGAGACTTGTGGGATCCGCTCGAAGAAAGCGCATCAGGCGAGGACGTTGTCGAACTGATATGTGGCGATGACATGCGCCCGCCTCCAACCAGCGTGGTCATCACGGTTACTACAGATTCGGGCAAGCGGGTAGAGGTGCGGATTCCGAACTCAGGCAGCGGCAAGGCCAGCGTGCGAATTGACGGAAAGTCGGTCTAAGGAGCGGGACATTCCTGTAGCAATATACAGCGCTAAGTTATTGATTCTTATAGGGTGTTATTTGAGTTTTGAGAGTCGCTGAAAATGCCGTAATCTTCTTTAGTATCAATAGCTTAGGCTCGCATCAAAGTCACCTTGACATGGTGGGGGTCGTTGGTTCGAGTCCAATCGCGCCTACCAAACAAAATCCGCTCTGCTGGGCGGTCTAGAAGGGCTCACCGAAAGGTGGGCCCTTTTTTGTTGCCTGGAATTTTTGGCACAGCTTCGCCACGCCCGTTCACGGCGGATGGTGAAGCGGGCGATCAGAAGAAAAGCTGAGCCACCGCTAGCAGGCAGATGATTTGGACGAACATTTGGCCGAGAATCTCGCCATTGAACGTTTCCATATGTGTTTGTCCGGCGTACATAGGGGCTTGCCTCCCTGTCGGTAAATTACCGTGAGCAGCGGTGCACGAACCGCGCAGCTACTTTGTTGAGTGTAGTGGCTGAATGAGAATCTTCACGCCGGGCCGACACAAGGCAATCACTCACAAAATTTATTGGTTTGCAGCAACAATTTTTCTTGTTGGACACCTCCCGCCTCCAGGCAGCAAAGTTGCCGCCATCGACGCTCGACCTTCCAGGTCAACAATAAAAAACCGAGCCGACTGCACGCCACTTCCTGCTGTGAACCCTTTGTTCACATCCTGCTGTCATTGGCGCCGCAGCGCGCGTTAAAGGACCTCACCGCCATGCAAACTGTTGTGAACTTATGGCCGCTGATCGGCGTGCTTGTGATCGTGGTTGGCTTTGTCTTGCGCTTCAATCCGCTCTTGGTGGTCACCGCCGCCGCCATCGCCACCGGGTTGGCTGCCCATTTCCCGCTGGAAAAAATCCTCGCGACCATGGGCAATGGTTTTCTTCAGACTCGCGCCCTGCAATTGATCCTGTTATTGC